CGCGGCCCTTCTTCGGGGCGGCGATGACCTTGTCCACCTTGGAGAACCCACCGTCCTCCACGATCTGGATCATGACGGCCTTGCCGACGAGGTCGGTCTCTTCGAAGCCCGCCCCGACCTGCACGGCGTCCGGGCCGAGCAGCGCGGTGAGGATCGCGAACATGGTGGACTTGGGGCCGGTGGCGAGGGACGTGAGCGACGTGATCTCCGCGTCCTTGTCAGGACCCTCGACCAGCCACGTCCACTCAAGGAAGTCCTGCTCCGTACCGGGCGGCTCGCTGAACTTGGTGGCGAGGCGCTTCGGCGCGATGGCGACGAGCGTGGCGGGATAGGTGCCCGGGGGGACGATGGGGGTTCCGGCACCGACGACGATGAGCGGCATTGCTGAGGTGTCTCCTGTTCCGGCGTGCTTGATGCAACGCCCTTGCCCCGTTATGCTACATGGCACCACATTGGCCTGTCAAACCGATGGCGTAGGATGTGCGGCGATGGCCGCACTCCTCAGCCCCCGGACCCGCTGCACGGTCTGCAAGTCCCCCCACAAGGCGCAGATTCACGCGCTCATTGCGTCGGGGATGCCGATGATCGACATCGCCGAGGAGACCCGCAAGTTGAGTCCCGACGGGCGGGGCATCAAGCGCACCACCATCGGCAAGCACGTGCGCGTCTGTCTGGGTGGGACGAAGCCTCTCCTCGATGACACCACGGCGCAGGATATTGCCGATGCAGGGAAGGGCGCTGCATCACAGGCAGAGGTAGACTTCGCGGTCCTCGTTCAGAAGCGCGCGACCGACCTGTTGCGTGCCGGGGACCTCCGGGTCACCGCGACACACGGCCTTCAGGCTCAGGCGCTGCTCGACCGGCGGGCCGAGAAACAGGCCGACCGTGATCTTGCGCTCAACATGGCGCGGCTTCTGTCGGGGGCGATCTCGATGGCCCCGATGGCGGTCATCGAGGCGCGCAACGTGACCCCGCTTGAACTGGAGGACGGTCTCGCGCCCGAAGGCGTGTACGAGCGCATCGGCTGATGCCCTCACTCGCCAGCACGCGTGGTCGCAACGAGTCGCGGGATCAGGACGCGAAGAACCCGGGACCCGTCCGCACCCGGCGGGCGAAGCGGGTGCTGGCCGACTCGATGATCGAGACCGGCCCCTCGTCGTTCGGGGCGTTCGCCCAGACGCAGTACGCGCAGGACATGATGCGTGCGCGCTGGGACGTGGACTTCTTCTGCGAGCGGTTCCTTGGCTTCACGCCCCATCCCGGCCAGTCGCGGATGTTCAAGGCGTACATCCTGCGTGACGAGTCGCGCTGGCAGCCGCGCTTCCTGACCGTGTCCATCGCCGCCGGGAACCGGGCGGGCAAGACCCTTGGGCTGGCGGTGATCATCCTCCACAGCGTCATGTTCAAGATGGGCAAGGAACCGCCCAACCCGCTCGACATCCGGTCGATGGAGCGGTGGCTGACGCTGGGCTACGAGTGGTATCACTTCGGCGTCCACAGCGAGGTCGCGGAACTCGTCTACTACGAGATCACGAAGTTGCTGTCGGGCACGCATGAGGCGCAGGGCGTGGACGGGTGCCCGCTGTCCGAGGTGCTGGGCCAGTCGGTCGCGGACTGGTCGAAGAAGTACCGGGGCGAGTACCTGATGATCAGGATGCACCCGCTGCTGGGCGGCGGAACCATCCATTTCCGCACAACCGGCGAGCGGGCCATCGGCTCACTTGGCAAGGACATGGACGGCGAGTCGTTTGACGAGTGCGCGTTCGAACCCAACTTCGACTTCGTCATCGATGAAGTTCTCCACAATCGACGGTTGAGTACCGGTGGACAACTCTTCCTGATCGGCACGATGACCGAAGGTCTCACGGCGTTCGCGGACAAGTGGCAGCAAGGGAACCCCGAGGCACCCGACCGGCTGATCGACTCGATGTCGCTGCGCGTGTCCACGCGGGAGAACGTCGGCTACGGCATCGACGCCCGGATGTTCGAACGGATCGTGGCGGCGATGCCCGCCTACCTGATCCCCCAGAACATCGACGGCTTCGCCATCGAGTCACGCGAGGCGTTCTTCGGCGCACAGTCGGTCAACGCGGTGTTCGACAACGACCTGCCGGAGATGTCCCCCGCCGAGCGCGGGCACCACTACGTGCAGGGCGTCGATCCGGCGCTGACCTACGACAGCACGTGGGCGATGGTCCTTGACATCACGGGTGGTGCAACATGGCGTGGCGTGTGGGCGGATCGGCTTTCGGGTCGCCAGACCTCGCTCGTCGTCGCCGCGCTCGCGCTGCACGGTCACAATGCGTACTCCGATCAGGCCAAGCGCATCACCTGCCATACGGGGCTGGACGCCACGGGCTTCGGCGGCAAGATGTTCCGCGACCTGCTGCCGATCCCGGTTCGCATGGTCGAGTTCGGTGGGACCAAGGCGAAGAAGTTGATGCTCCTCAACTCCTTGAAGAAGGTGATCGAGGAGGGGCGGCTCAAACTGCCCAAGCACGGCAAGTGGCTGGGGGTCCGCCGCCAGTTGCTGGGCTACAAGTTGGACGACCGCAAGATCGAGCAGGATGCGGTCATGGCGCTGGCCGTCGCGGTGGACGTGGCGAAGCGCAATCCGGGTGCCTCCGCGCAGGAGGTGCCATTCGACTTCTTCGCCCCTATCAGCGGTGGAGTATCGTTCCCCCCGGAACTGCTCGCTCGTCTGAAGGCGAACCAGAGCAACTGAGGGGAACCGGTTGGCGCTCGCTGTTCTGGACCTGAACAAGGCCATCGAGTTCTCACAGGCTGACTTCGCGGGTGGTCAGTACGATCAGGACGAACTCGACCTGATGGAAGACCTCCAGTACCGGCGGCAGCAGTACTGGTCGGAGCAGCAAGCGTTCGCGGCGTCATGCGACCGCTGGGACTCGCTCTACTACCCGCCCGACGAGGCGATGCTCCCACAGAAGGGCGCATCCCATTGGTGGTACCACACCAGCGCGACCGTCCCGGGCAAGGCGCACATCTCCATCAACACACCGCCCATCTACGTGGACATCCCGGCTGCGCTTCAGGCCGTGCCACCCATCGAGAACATGATCCCGCTGGTGGACTCAGCCGAGTCCCGCTCGCTGTCGGCGATGACCGAGCGGCTGTACTCCGCGTGGAAGGCCGAGATCGACCTCAACCTGATCGGCCACCGGGCGTGTGTGGTCAAGGGGCTGTACGGGCGGACCGCAGCCAAGGTGTGGTGGGACCCGGACACCGGCTTCCCCCGGATCGACGTGATCGACCAGCCGAGGAACCTGTGGCTGGGCTGGGGGCAGAGCGACTACCGGACGCTCGACTGGGCGTGCTACTCGTACCTCATGACCCCCGAGGCGATCTACGCCCAGTACGGTCTGGTCGCGACCGAGCGGCAGGGCAAGGACGGCAAGGTCTACCCGTACCTGATCCCGGCGGCGGCATTCTCGTCGTGGACGATGGCCCGACGCCAGATGTGGGGCGGCGGGCAGATCGAGGTGCTGGACTACTGGTACCGCCAGCCCAAGACCGCGAAGATGCCCAAGAACGGCAAGTTGAAGCCGGTCACCCATGAGACGTGGAACGCGATCATCGTCGGCAACCGGGTGGCCCAGAACCTGAAGTTCACCGAGTACGACGGCGTCATCCCGTACGTGCCCCTGTTCAACTCGTACATCCCCGGCGTGCCGAGCGGACGGCCCGAGTTGTACGACATCGAGCAGTTGATCCGTGAGAAGGACGAGCGCCTGACCTCCGGGTCGCAGTTGATGCACAACATCGTCAACGCCCAATACTGGCAGTTGATCGGCCCCGAGTCGCCGGATCAGGTGCCCATCGGGCTGCGGCCCAAGGCCAATCAGGTCATCGCCCCCGGCGCGGGCAACCGGATCGAGGGCATCCAGCCGTGGATGCCGTCCTTCCAGTTGGAGGAGTTCCTGACCCGCATCGACCGCGAGATGGTCGATGTGAGTGGTCTGAACGACCTCCTGCGCGGCATGGCCCCGGCGTCCGTGATGTCATCGAGCAAGGCCATCAACGCACTCGTCGCCAACTACGAGACGCGCATCTCGATGAAGCGCGACCTGTACTACAAGTGGCGCAAGGACATCTGGGAACTGACCCGCCGGGTGTGGGCCGCGAAGGAGCCTGATCTGGAGGGCGTCCTGCTGGGCAGCGGGCGGCTCGACATTGTGAGTCCATCGCTCACCCCTCGCGACGACATGGAGACGGCCCAGATCGCCCGCACGCTGGTGGACGGCAAGTTGTGGTCGGCCATCCGGGGCATGGACCGCACCGGGGTGGACGATCCCGAGGCCGAGCAGAACATCATCCGTGGCGAGCAGACCGACGCGGCGCTCAACCCGGCAGCCGTGCAGGTCATGGCCCAGTTGGCACAGGTCCTCCAGTCGATGGGCTTCGCGTCCGCGCAACAGGCGGCAGCGTCCATCGGCGGCGGGCAGCAGCAGCAGGAGGTCCCGCCCGGGGGCGAGGAGGGCGGCGGCGAGGCCGGGATGGCGGACATGAGGGCGATGCTGGGCGCAGCGGGCGGACAGGTCGGGTCGGGCGAGACGCCCATGCCCGCCAACGAGGCCATGCCCAGCAACGTCGAGGGCGGCGCACCGGGCGCGGGTCCGATGCAGGAAGGCTCACAGGCGATGGCCCAGACGATGGTCAAGGGCGGCGAGGCGAGCAACCGGCTGCTCTTCCAGCAGGAGATCGGCGGACAGCCACCTCCTGAGGAGGCGTAATCCGTGGCGACACGCGCACGGTTCGGACGGCTCCCCCGCAGCGCACCGTCCCTGACATCGACCATCGTCCAACTCGCGCAGCAGTACCAGTCCACGCGTGACCGGAACATCGAGACGGCGTGGAAGGAGGGCGGGCGCTTCGAAGGCAAGAAGGTCACCGACGAGGCGTTCCTGAAGCATTGGCAGAGCCGCCTCGACGGGGTCTCGCACGACGACCCGATGTGGGACTACTACAACAACCTCGTCTACTCCTACAACTTCATGATCGAAGAGTCGAAGATGGGGTTGAAGTACGCCGAGGAGAAGGTGTCCGACGGCGAGATGGCCGCGTTCTACCGCAAGTGGGCGGCGAAGATGCCCGTCAACTCGCAGAACTACCGGCAGTTGATGACTCAGGCGGCGAAGTTCAAGGCAGCGGCCACGTCGCGCGGGTACGGGCGGCGGTCGAACGCGGCAGCCGAGGCGTACAACAAGGCGCAGAGCGAGACGTACAACAAGTACGAGGCTCCCTACGACATCATGCGCGCCCTGATCTCCGAGTACGCCGTGGGCCGCAACATCCTCGACCGGTCCGACGTGACCAAGGAGAACGGCGAGTCGCGGCCCGACTACGGCTGGGGCAAGTTGGTCGAGGACCCGGGGTCGCAGGACGCGCACGACTTCGAAGCCCTGCTGACCGACCTCATGGACGACGACCCGGCGCGTGAGAGGATCACCGCGTACATCCGGGCCAACGGCGACCCGAACTTCAGCGGCACGTTCAACGAGGAGACCATCGTCGGGATGGCCGGGACGGCCCGGACCGGTGCGTCGATCAGGGTCAACCGTGGGCAGAAGGCTGGTGACGCCGCCGGGGTGAAGGCGGCGCAGAAGGCGCAGGACCAGTACTCCCGCACCTCGATGGTCATCCGGCTCGTCGTTGGTCCCACGGACGCGAAGCACGACGGGTTCATCGCCGAGAACGAGAAGTACCGCGCCGAGATGGACGATGTCCTCCGGGCCGACAGCGGTGCCACGCCGCAGCAGCGGGCGGACGCGATCCAGCGGTACGGGACGTGGCTCAACACCGACGGCAAGATGGTCATCGCCCGGTCGTTCCCGTCCGGTGCGTTCGACCCGACGAGCAAGAACTACAACCAGTACGCGCAGGGCTTCATGGGCCGGGTGAACGGCACCCTGTCCTCGCTGGCGGGCAAGCCCACCGGCCCGACGCTCAAGGACGACACGCTGGGCTTCGGTGATACCGAGGCCGGGGCGTCCTCCGATGCCGTCACGCTGGCCCAGACCTCAGCCGGATTGCAGCAGAACCTCGCCGACGTGGCGTCGGGCAAGGCCATCGTCGTCCGCTCCGACGTTGACGGGAAGCCCAATCCGACCGGCAAGTCGTGGTCCGTGTACGACCGCGACGATCCCGACCTGCGCGGCCTCACCGTGGTCCCCTTCGTCGCACCGGCTGGCGGCACCCATCAGTTCACGAACGGGTCGGTGCTGGGCGGCGACGACGGCGAACTGCTGCACGCCATCGCGACCAAGGTGCGCGGCAAGATGTACGGCGCATCCGATCCCCGCACGGGCGGTGGGGTCATGGAACTCAAGCCGTCCGACATGGAGGACGACGTGCTGGGCGAGCGCGTCGAGATTCCCGGTCCCGACGGCCAGATGTTCACGCAGTACGGTGTGTGGAAGGGCGGTCAGCAGGTCTGGACGTACGTCGATCCGTTCGCCACCGTGAACCGGGGCAACGAGGGCATCGATGACGAGACGGGCGACTACCTGATCTCGTACACCAGCACGACGCCCGTGGCCGAGGGGACGACCGGCAGCGGCATTCCGAGGTACAGCCCGGGTGACCTCGTCCACACCGAGGCGCTGAAGATGTCGGTGTGGGTCGATGGCAAGGGCCGGGTCGATCCGACCGACGGCTCCGCGTGGGAGGACTCCGACCGCGAGTCGGCATGGAACTCGCCGTGGTACTCGTTCGCCAACACGTCGTCAGCGAACATGACCTACCTCGCATCGCTGGGCGACAAGGCGATCAAGAACGTCGAGAAGGAGTGGTACTCCAAGCCCGAGCATTGGACGCCCAAGATGAACGAGGACTACCGGAAGGGCGTCCCGCCCGACGCGATTGTCGAGGACGCGTCGAACCGGCTGGTGACCGCCGTCCAGTCCCGCCGGTACTGGGGCGCACCCGAGGATCAGGACGGGACCCGCAAGGTCCGCGACATGATGCAGCAGAAGGCCGACGCCGAGACGGCAGCCCGCCTTGGGGTCACGCTGGAGGACTACCGCAAGGACGCGGGCGGCGTGTCCACGGCAGCCCAGCGGCGCGACCTCGCGAGCCA